TTGATCCCTCGTCCAAGACCCAAGTTCTGCCTTATCTTTTACAAAATTATTTTTCCATACAAATTTGGCGGCAAACTTCCAGGTCTTCATCTTCTGTGACGGAGGGGGTTTCAGTGGTCTATGGGTTGCGACGCATAGCATCCTACTCTGTGAAGATATTTTATTTTTATCTTAGGTTACTTTAAATGAAAAAGTTCTCAAACTTCCTTGGACCACTCAGCACACCAACTGAAACCGTTATTAAGGCACAACCCGTCCTCTTCACCCTCATCATCTTGTATCAAGGTTTGTTCTCTGGTAACGCGATCAAGATTCCAAAGAATCTCAAGACCGCCTTCAACAGCAAGACTTTCCGTTTCTTCTCTGTCATGTTGATTGCCTTCAGTGCGACCCAAGACATTGAGTATGCTCTCATCTCCACAGTGATTTTCTTGACCGTCATGTATGCCCTCAAGACTCCAGAAGAACGGGAAGAGACTGGTTTGATCTAAAATTATATATCGGCTAAAAGTAGAATGAAGATTCATATTGTTGGAGCTGGTCCAACTGGGATGTCTCTCGCATGGGAAATACTCAGATCAGGGGACCATGATATTACAATCTACGATAGAAAGACATCCGCGGGTGGTTCTTGGTGGGAACCCGAGGAGGGACCAAGAGATCTTCACGCACATAGAATAGTTTTTGATAAAGCGTTTGTCAATACCCAAAGTCTATTTGGTGAAATGGGGATCAATTGGAATGACATTTTTGAACCAGCTGAGAAGGATCTCTATAGTTTTATTTTGGATTCCCTAAAGTTGAAGGATTATGGCGCACTCACATCCCTCGCCACGAGGGTTCTCGCTCAACCACAAAAGTACAAGAGTGTATCCCTCAAGGAGGCCCTCGGGGAAATGACCGAGGGTGGTCAAGCCGTGCTTGAACATCTTCCTCTCATCATGGACGGTGTCACATGGGATGTCATGTCAGCCTATGAGTTTGTCAAAAGTTTTGATCATGTGGCACTCTCAAAACAATATACCCAAAAGGTGTCTGGTAGAGTTATGTCAGACGGAATGCAGGAGGCTCTTGAAAAAGTGGGTGTGGAGTTTCAATTCGGCAAGGAGCTCAGGGAGGTTGAATATCTCCCCAATGGATTTAAAGCTGTATTTGGGGATGAAACACAAATTGAAGACGGAATGCTCTTTCTCTGCCTTGATAATAGTCCAGCTCTAAAGTTCCTTGGAGATAACTGGGGTCCAGATGCCGAGAAAAAGGTGAGGGAGAGTACATATGGATGTATAAATGTCCTCTTTGATTTTGATGAACCTGTGGAGTTGGCCGACGATCTAAAGATTGCAGCTACGACGAGGCTGAACCTCCAACCCGTTGTTCTCGCAGATGGTCATACAGTCTCGTGTGTTATATGTGATCTCACAGAGGAAATCCTCACAACACCACCCGAAGAGTTGAGGGTTCGGATCCTTGAGGAGTTGGATGTTCCTCTCCCCAAGCAAATCCGAATTGGTTGGGGTGCTGAATGGGATGGTGAGCGATGGCAGTTTTCCCAATCATCGGGGGTTCTCAGCCTCTATGGGCAACTTCCCTTCTTTGGGGAATGTCCAAGTGTCGCTATGTGTGGTATGATGTCACCTCGCAACACACCCTACTCAAGTGTTGAGGCTGCGGTGGAGGTATCAAGGTCTCTCAGTCACACAGTATTTGGAACTCGGGAACCACTGGGGCCTCTCCTTCTCACACAAGTTATATCAGTGACACTTTTAGTGCTTATAGTTTTAATTCTCATTTATCGTAACAGAAACCAATGAAGTTTCTAACCACTGTACATACACCCATGTATGACCACAACGAAAAAAAGTACATCCGTTTGGTCATTCCTGAAAACTGTGCTGAAATCGTCCGAAGAAATCACATAAACAAATCCAGGTTTATTAAAAATTCCCACATAGACAACCCCCTTGAAGGTCGTATCCTCACAGTGAAAGTTCCATTCCGTTATAGGCGAGTCATGTGTCGTGTTGAAGGGGAACCCATTCAAGCTCTCACAATTGGATCGGAAGTTGAAGTTGAAGTTGATTTCTCGGGGGCTTGGAATGTTGGCAATTATAGTGGATATTGTTGGAAGCTTGTCTCTATTAAAAGTTAAAGCCTCAGATATATCAGATGCTAACACGAACAGGGTACCTCGTGACTGAGGGACCAATCACCGAAATTAAAAAGGAGCTTACGGTAAGACCCCAAGTCAATGGGGACTATGGATTTCCCCCACCACCTTTCAAAGTTTTTAGAACAGCTAAGAATGGAGTGTGCGTTCCAAGATTCTACGGAGTTGGTAAGGTGGGAAAGCCCAAAGAGGATCGTCGCCCCGAACCAGCCCGCTCCCAAGCAAAATTCGTCGGTCAATTACGAGACGCAACCCATCAGAACGAGGCTCTTGCTGCAGCTATTAGCGCGGGCCATGGTGTTCTCTCGCTCCCATGCGGGTATGGCAAGACCACCGTATCCCTGGCAATAGCGTGTAAATTGGGGTACCGAACGATGATTGTTGTACACAAACAGTTCTTAGCAGACCAGTGGAGAGAGCGGATTCAGCAATTCTGCCCGGGTGCTACGATAGGTATTGTTCAACAGGACAAGAAGGAGACAGATTGTGACTTTGTCATAGCTATGCTTCAGTCTCTCTCCCTCAAGGAATACTCCTTCAGCGACTTTGATTCTATAGGGACCCTCATAGTTGATGAAGCCCACCACATCTGTGCGAAGGTCTTCAGTCAGTCCCTCTTCAAGATGTGTCCCAAGCATATCTTTGGACTCTCGGCGACCCCAGAGAGAAAGGATGGTCTCACGAAGGTTCTTCATTGGTTTATGGGTCCCACATTCTTTGCGGTAGAGAGGAAGAACCAGGACCAAGTTGAAGTGTTTAACATTACATACGAATCATTCAATTATAGGAATCCACCACCCTCTACGCGCTTCGGTAAAGTATCCATGCCAAACATGATTACAGAAGTTGTGGAAGACAGGAAGAGAAACCAAATGCTCGTGGAATTGATCAAGAAGGCTTCAGCTGGTACAAGACAACTTCTTGTTCTAAGTGACAGACGCTGGCACTGTGAGATGCTCCACCAATGTTTCCCCAAAAACTCGGGTCTCTACATGGGTGGAATGAAGGAGGCAGACCTTCAGGCTTCTTCCAAAAAGAAGATCATCTTCGCAACTTTCTCACAAGCCCACGAAGGCCTTGACATACCAACCCTGGATACAGTCATATTGGCGTCGCCAAAGTCGGATATCACCCAAAGTATAGGTCGTATCATGAGAGAAACTAAGGGAAAGAAGAATAATCCACACATCTATGACATCCACGACCCATGGTCACTCTTCACAGCGATGTTTTACAAGAGAATGAAAGTGTATCGCCAGGGTGGTTTCAAGATACATGGTAAGGTTGCCGAGGAAGAGAAGAAGGACTTTCCTCAGGGAAAGCCGCTGTTTTTATAATCTAAATACTAATTAAATGTCTGGTGCATTGATTCAACTTGTGTCCAAAGGAGTGCAAGATGTTTACCTGAATAGTGAAGAGGGTCACTCATTCTTTCGTATGAAGTTTACGAGACATACAAACTTTTCACAAGCCCCCAAACTAATTAAAACGGTTACCGATAAAGATCCCACATTCACGGTACCAGTTTTAGGAGATCTTGTAAATTGTCTTTGGTTTGAAGGGCTTGATAAGAATTCCAATGTTTCGTCAAATCTTTTGTACAACTCAACAATTGATCTTTATATTGGAGGTCAAAAAATAGATTCTCAACACTACGACTATTACGCAGACATATGGCCAAATTATCTTGCTGAGACCTGGACGAAACAGGACGAACTCACAAACAAAACAAGTACATCAAATAGAAACTTCCAACCACTTCACTTTTTCTTTTGTGATCACGGGGCATTTTTACCCCTTGTATCTCTCGCGCATCATCAAGTTGAAGTGAGGATCAATTTTGACGAAACGAGTCTCATTGGTTATGGTGCCTCACAGAAACGAATCAATGTATATGGGAACTATATCTACTTGGACAAGGAAGAGAGAGAATCTCTTGTGAAGAGGCAAATGGATTTTGTCATTACACAAACACAGAAAATTGATTTTCCTATGTCAAATGTATTTGATAACACCATTCAAACTGCAGGTGGATACAATGACCTTGATATCGGGGCATTTAATCACCCCGTAAAGTCTATATTTTTTGGGATGTCGGCGACAAATGTTGATCCAACAAATGACCGTTTTACTTTTAAAAATGGTGATATACACATTAATGGAACACCGCTTCTTGAAAATATGAGTCCAACATATTTCCACACAATTCAAAACTACTACAAATCAAAATATGGTAAGATAGATTTCCGTGTTGACTCAGAGGATCTTATGTATACGAGATATTTTGCCTACCACTTTGGTTTAAATGTATCAGACTATAACCCATCTGGTACATGCAATTTCAGTAGGCTTGACAATGCAAAACTCATACTTCGTGGAGTTGAGAAAGGTATCTTTAGGGCTGACGATAATGAAATGTCAGTTTTTGCTGTAAACTATAATGTCCTCAGGATCAAGGATGGTTTGGCTGGAATTTTATTCGGGAACTAAAGTATAAATGGGTAGAACCGCAAGATTCGAACAGATTTATGTGGCGAATCTGGACGCAGAACCCGTTGAAGAAGAAACTCTTACTGGAGTCAAGAGTATTTTGACAAGAGAAGTAGAGGCAAATGAACTCCTACTTGTTATAGATCCCGAAACCGGTGTGAAAGGTCGCCTCGGTATAGCAAATACAACACCATCAAAATCTATATCAGTAGCCGACAAACTCTACATCGATGAAGATGCTACACACGTAATTGACTTAAAATCATCTGGTCGTGCATCACGTTGGTTTGTTGACAATCAGATATCCATTGGTACAACGAACCCAACAAACGCGTTTCAAATTGATTCTGGTGGATCAACTAAAGTAGCCATTGATTTATCTGGTCGTGATCTCATGACGGTGAATGGTAACTTAGTTGCGAGTAATCTAATTCTATCAGATAGATTTACAACATCTGGATCAAATCTTATTATTCAAGAAATAGAATCAAATGTTGTGACCGTTGCAGGTGGTATAAAAGGTTCAAATCTATATGCCGGTAGTAATGTTGGAATTTTTGACCAGGGTTCCAATGTCATGATGTTACAAGGTAATGTATACCAAGACGGTGATCTAAACCTTGTGGGTAATATTTTTGTAAAGGGTAATGTTACCGTTTCGGAAACTGCGACATATATTTCTACACAAGATTTGCGTGTTGCGAATGTTGTCATTCATTCGGCTTTTGGAAATGAAGTACTGTCACGAGAAACGGCATTTGTTATGACACCTGGTAGTCTCTCAGGTTTTTCAAATGTAGCACTGGGTTTCGTCGGTGGCGATCGGGGTAGAGAGATGGCCTTTTTTCAAACGGACGCTTACGGCGGGTTAAATGCGGACACAATTAATGTAGACAATACAAAGTCAATTAATGTTCATGTATATGGTGACATTTACACATCAAATAATATAGGTGCCGCGAACACATATCCAACACACGACCTCTGTGTAGGTTCAAATGTCTTTATTGACGACACAAACTCAAATGTTGTCTACGCAGATGGTAATGTGTACGCCAAGGGTCTCATA